ATAAACGGAGATACTGCATATCGGGATACGATCACTTCTGCTGGCGGATTTATGATTGATGCAAATAGTGGAAAAAACGGATTGTACTTAAACGCAAAAAGCACATGGATTTATAACGCTGCGACAATCACAGGCAATCTGACGGTGCGTGGAGATGTAACGCTGAATTTCAAATCTTCAAGTGGTACCATGCCACTGGTTGTAAACACAAGAGGCGTTATTACAACCGCCAGTTCATCGGAACGGTACAAGGAGAACATTAAGCCGGTAGAAGACGCTGTGCTGGATCCGAGCGGGCTTTACGATGTGCAGGTGTGCCAGTACAATTACAAGCCAGAATACAAGGACAACGAATTGGTCAGCGGGACGCAGATCGGCGTTATTGCAGAGGATCTGGACAAGCATTACCCCAACGCAGTGATCTATGACAGTGAAGGGAGACCTGAAAGCTGGCAAGATCGTATTATGATCCCGGCAATGCTTAAGCTCATTCAAGAGCAAAAACAGCAGTTGGACGATCTGCGGGCAGAGGTGGATGCATTGAAAGCAAAACTGTAAACAAAAAAGGCGGACAGGCAATTGCCTGTCCGCTTGTGGTTATAAATATTGGCGAGTTTTAGAATTCTCCTCAGGAAATATAAACTCTTTGCCATGTTGATCGATGAATATTAGTGCGCTAATCCTGCCTCCATATTCGTCGGGATCAAGCGTTGCACATTTGTTCGTTGCCCAGTAATCTCCATCATCTGAATGGATAACTTCGCCAATGGCTCCGACTGGCTTCGTTCGTTTAGTGGTTGTTTCTCTCGTGTCTGTTACTATTACGGGCGGGGCTACTGTGCCATTCCTTTCGGTGCGATACACTACTTGCGGTTGCGTGGTAGTATGCTTCTTCTTTTTCTTCTTAGTGGTTGTGGGCTTTGTAGTTGTTGTGGTTGCGGTCGCCTCTGTGGCTGCCGGTTCTGTAGTGGTCTCTGTGGGCTGTGTAGTAACACCAGCCAGTGCACTGGATACAGCGTGATCTACCAGACTGGCTGTCTCCTGATCATGCACTCGATCATAGTGCACCCACACACCGATACCGACCCCCACCGCCACTACAACGGTCACAACAAGGATCCACACTTTGGCCTTAGACTTCATCTTCATCTCTCCTTTCACTCCCCACCATACCACACTTCCCCGCAGATTGCAAGAAAACAGGAGGTGATTCCCATGTAAAATACAAATTGCAGTCAACTGCAAACGGCGGCTTAGGCACGCTGTTTTTTTATGTCAAAAAGGAGGATTTTATGCAGACATTAAATATTAAGGTCACCCAGCAGGCGGTGATCTTACAAAACAAAGACCCGGTGACAGCTGAGAATGTCAATCAGATCCGCTGTGTGGTAGAGCTGGATCCGGCATACGCCGATCTGGTCGTGCGGGTGTGCATGAATGGCCAGTTTGCCACTGTGGTGGATGGACAGTGTTTCGCCCCGCCGCTGCAAGAGGGAATGTGCCGCCTGGGCGTTTACGGCTATGCTATGGACGGTGAGCAGTTGGTGCAGCGTATAAGCCCGGAGCCATGCGTGTTTTATGTGCGCCCAGGTTCTTATGACGCGGCGGCTGTGGAGGCAGACGCGCCTGATCCAACGGAGTTGGAGTCTTATTACGCCAAGGTGCAGGCTCTGCTCAAGGATATTGGTAAGGGTGTGAATGGCACCACTTATACGCCCAGTGTGTCCGCAGCGGGGGAGATCAGCTGGACCAATGACGGCGGGAAGGACAACCCGGAACCGGTGAACATTAAAGGCCCCAAGGGCGATACAGGTCCACAGGGCGCTCCTGGTAAAGATGGAGAGCGAGGACCGCAGGGCGAACCGGGAAAAGATGGAGCAGCCGGGCCGCAGGGCATTCCTGGCACGGACGGCAAAGACGGAGCGCCAGGCGCGGATGGTGCTCCCGGTAAAAATGGTACAGACGGTCGTGGTATCAATACCGCGTGGGTGAATGACAATGGAGAGCTGCAACTGGAGTATTCTGACGGCGAAGAGGATAACTTGGGTAATGTTAAGGGACCGCGTGGTGCAAAGGGCGTAAAGGGCGACACCGGTGCACAAGGACCTGCCGGTGCGGATGGCATTGGTATCACCGATGCACAAATCACAGAAGCCGGAGAGCTACAGATCACTTACACAGACGGTACCACTGTACTTCTGGGTGAGGTCGTAGGCCCCAAGGGCGATACAGGTGCCGCAGGCAAAGACGGCGTGAACGGTAATGATGGCGCCAAAGGCGACAAGGGAGATAAGGGAGATAAGGGGGATCCCGGTGATCCTGGCGCATCTGGTGTTGAGACCTGGGAGACCGTGTTCACCAAGACCTTTGACGAGGACACCACGGCCAACCAGCAGTGGAACCTTACCAAGCCCTGTCGCAAGATCAGACTGCGCATGGCGGTGGCGGGCAGTGCTTCTAATTCAGCGGCCGGTGATACCACTGTGTATCTGAATTCCTACACCTCCAAGTGCTTCCTGCCGAATGTGTTCCGGTATGAGACGGACGCGGCGAAAGGCGCTTTTGCCATTGCGGATGTAGAAATGACCGGCGATATGGTGCGGGTACAAACTAACAAAAGTAACATCGCAAGCAACTTCAACGCAGCCAGCTCCATGACCGGCGGTTCCATTTGGAACGCCAGCGGAATTACCTTCAACATTTTCAGGGATGTGGAAAACCATGGTGCCATCAAGGCGTTGTCGTTCCCAACGAACGGCAAGACGATCGGAGCGGGCACCCAGGTGGAAGTATTGGGGGTGGCAAAATGAGCATTGAAATCGAAAGCCGTATTGCGTTTTTGAAGTCTGAGTTGGCGGAGACCGACTACCTGTGTTTGAAATTTACAGACGGTGCTTTATCTGAGGAAGAGTACGCACCGATCCGCCGGCAGCGGGCTGCGTACCGAGCCGAGATCAACGCCCTGCAAGGGGGTGATAGCCATGAGTGACGCTATAATCGTAGCTATTGTGTCCGGTGTGTTTTCCCTGGCAGGATATTTATTTGGCAATTATAAGAGTCAAAGCAAGACCTTGTACCGAATAGATCAGCTGGAAAAAAAGCAGGACAAACATAATACGCTGATTGAGCGTATGTACAATGTTGAGGATCGCATACATGTGCTTGAGAATAAGCAAGCTGTTGCGGATCATAGAATTAAAGATTTGGAGGACAACAAAAAATGAAAGTGACAACCGGAACAATCGCAAGAACCGTCGTATTGGCGGTATCTCTGCTGAATGTACTCTTGAACGCCTTTGGCAAGAACCCCTTGCCCTTTTCTGATGATGAAGTCTACACCGCCGTGTCAACGGTGGTGGCCGTGGTGGCTTCCCTTGCCGCCTGGTGGAAGAACAACAGCTTTACCAAGGCTGCACTAAAGGCGGACGAAACCCTGGCGCTGGAGCGGACGGAGACGGCAGAAAGCGAGGCGGTCAGCCATGAGTAAGCTGTACTATTGTAGACAGACCACCGAAAAGTGCAAATCTATCAGATACCCCAGCAAGGCCCACCCCTATAAGTACGGCACCAGCGGCTGTATTTACACCAGTGGCTGCGGCGTGTGTGCCAGCCTTATGGTGCTGCACAACTTCGGTTTTACAGGCTTTGATACTGCTGCCTGGACGCAAAAGTGCCTGGTTATGGGCGCCCGCAGCGCAGAGGGTACGGATATGGACACCATCACCGCTTACCTGGAAAAATACTACGGTATTCTCGGCAAGTGCGCCAAGACCGTGGAGGTATTACACCTGGGTGGAGCAGCAGGGCAAGACCGTGGAGGAGCTGAAAAAGCACCTGAAAAGCGGTGGCAAGGCCATTGTGTGCGTCAGCGGTGGCGGCAAGAAGCTGTTCTCCAACGGCGGCCACTATGCGTATGTGGGTGGTATAGACAAGAGCGGCAACCTGATCGTGCTGGATCCCTACTGGTACGACGGTAAGTTTACCTTGACGGCCAACCGCCGGAAGTACACAAAGGTCAAGAATGGCCGGGAGGTGTATGTGCAGCCTGCGGCGCTTGCCTCTGATTTGAGCGGCATTTGGCTGTTCACCAACGCCAAAGGCGGCAAGGCGGTGTATGCGGAAAGCGATGTCAACTACAAAAAGGCGGCGCCCAAGGCACCGACGGTTAAGCCGGGTACATACATCACCACCGCAGTGCGTGGGATTTACAAAGGCGCAGGTGCTGCCACCGGCAGAAAAAAGGTTAAGGATCTGACCACGGACGGCCGGCGCCACGCAACCAGCAGCAAGTCAAAAGCAGACGCTATGTTTCGGGCAGGCACCACCATTACCGTGCTGGAGACCAAGCTGCTCCGTACCGGCAACCTGTGGGCACGCTGTCCCTCCGGCTGGCTGTGTATCTGGGAAAAGGATATTGACCGTAAATTCATCAAGTAAAGCAGAAAGCCCACCGAGTAATCGGTGGGCTTCTTTTGTTTTTTATCAAAAAATATGACAAAAAGATAAAAAAATTCATGTTTTTATTGAATTTCACATACTCTTATGATAGAATGCAACTGCAAATTAGTTGCAAAGAGGTGGGAAAGATTGAGCCAGTTTGAAAAGCTCTGGGAACGGTTTTTGTTAGTTCCAAGTGATTTTACCTATGAGGAATTAAGAAAAATCATGAAACATTACGGTTATAGTGAGAATAATAAAGGGAAAACATCTGGTTCTCGAGTAGGATTTATAAAGAGGGATGATGTAGAAAAAACGACAATATTTCTTCACAAACCTCATGGATCCGATGCGTATGTTAGAAAAGCTGCGATTAGAAGCATAATTGCTGCTATGGAAAGGAATGGTGATATTAAATGAGCAATGTTATTCAGTACAAAGGGTATTTTACGAATGTGGAATATAGCCAAGAAGACCAAATCCTTTTCGGCAAAATAGAGGGCATTCGTGATTTAGTCACATTTGAGTGCGAAAACGCAGGCGAGGTGGAACAAGCTTTCAAAGAGGCGGTGGACGATTATTTGGAATTTTGCGAAGAGGAGGGCAAAGATCCAAACAAAAGCTTTAGCGGCTCATTCAATGTAAGAGTAAGTCCGGAATTGCACAGGGATATATGGGCGGCAGCAACCAAACGCGATATGACATTAAATGCGTATGTGAATGAGGCATTGCGAGCCTCATTGAAAAAAACGACTGATCCAATGGTTGTTTTTCTTGTCCCATCAAGGCTGTCTCGGACAGAGCATGCTCCACAATTTTCCATTGATAAAGATGCCTATAAATCAGGCGAAGATGGATTTTCTTATGGCATAAATAGAAATCTAATTACGAGCGGAGGGGTAAATCAATGAACTATAATTTGAAATTGCAAGCATACAAAATAAGTCAAATTGCAGTTGATACTAAGTTGATTAAGGATGGAAAAGAAGAA